GATTTGGATCCCACTGGTATTGGTCAAGAGATAGTAATACCTCTCTGCAACCTTGGTGGACTATAATATCATCGTTATCGACTATGCTTGCTACATGTCCAATACCATCAAGTACTGATTTCTTAGCATTAATAGTAGTAATATCGTAATTTTGTGCAAAATCAAATCTGGTCTGTTGGGCAGCAGAATCAATATAAATCCAATCAATATTCCACTTATCAATCATTTTTCGAATTTCAATTGCATGTTGTTCAGTTGTTCTCTCAGCATCTAGGTATTCATCTAGCACATAATATTTCTTTTCGTCCCAGTCATATGCTATAACACAGAAAGCTGTTGGATCTTTATATCCCACATCAAGGCCTGCGAATACGTCCATATTTCTAGTTTCAAAGTTTGTAAAATCTGCAATACATTCTTCGTGATTGAATGACCAGATTTGACCTTCATAAACATTAAAGTCTGCCATATACTCTTGTGCAAACTCAGCCTCCGACATTGTTTTCTTTGCCTCTTTAATATCTTCTTCAGAGACACGAGGGTTTTCATGCCAAGTAGCTTTTATACTAGCCCACTCTGGAAACTCCTCTGAATATCCTCTGTAATAAAACTCAGCAAAATAGTTATTTCTACCTCTTGGAGTAGATATAAAAATTGCTTTTGAGTTTTCTTTATCTAGTGTAGGTCTTAGTGCTACATTGAAAGCATCTCTACCATCTGTTAGTGCTGCTTCATCAAATATTATCAAGTCATAGCTTCTACCAACAACAGAATCTACCTGATTAATTGATCCCATTCTTATAGTAGAATTATTACTTAGTTCTATAACTTTATCTTTTGCATTATCACGAATCACTTCTAAGTCGAAATGCTTAATTAAGTTTCTCTGTAGATCGAATGATATTTGTGATAGTGAGTAATTGGGCGACATAAGTAGTACATGACTGTTAGGTACTAAACAAACGAGTTGTCCAATTATATTTGATATATAAGTTTTGCCCTGCCTTCGTGAAACGGCAGCGCATACAAATCTGTATTTGGGATTATTAATTGAATTTATGATTGCAGTTTGGGAGGTATTAGGTTCTATACCTAACAAGTCCATATACCCTTCGATAGGCAGTTTAATAAATCTCGACTCAGAATCAAAATCCATTAAATACTGTGCTTCAATGTCGGCTCTACTTATATCAATCAATGAAGTGTCTCTTGGTTAAATGGGTTATCGGGATCGTCTGGTCTAAGAATTTGGTTTTCTTCTGCCAGCTTGTATAGGTAAAGAAAAGCTCCACAAAGTTTTGCGTACTGTTGCTCTGTTGGAGAAATATGCTTTCCGTTAATTTCTTTTTCTGAGATTTTTAATAGTCCTCTTTCTGTTAACATTTGCAATTCATCAAGCCAAGCTTTTCTTGCATCTATTGTTGGTATTGTCATCTTCTTTTCCTTCTTGTTTTTCTTCTAATTCCTTTTACATGCTTTTGCGACTTAGGAGGTCGTTTAGTACTCCCTCCTGGGCCTGCCCAAAAGACTTTGTTTGCCCAGTAAGCTGCTGAAGATTTACCTTTACGGATATTTCTAGCATGTCGAGCTTTGAAACTCTTTCTTGCTTCTGGACTATAATTATGACCCATGCCTTGCGCTCCGAATCTAATTATCTTTATTTTTCCACCCACTCTTACAGCAACGACTGCTTTTTTGGTAGGGTGTTTCGGTGTTCT